GCCTCCATGAAGCGAGCGGTGATGCTGCAGCGCTCAGCCAGGCCGGTATCGCCCCCGTTGACCACGCGCGAGATGTCGGCGATCTTGCCAGCATCGGCAAGCGGGTTCAGGCTGGCACCGGTTCGATTGCCCTCGTTCCAGAACCACGCGGCCGCGAGACAGCCAACATCAGGCCGCGAGAGCAGATCCGGCGACGTGACCAAGTCATAGCCGATGGCCATGCCGCACCGACGGTAGTTCTCCTTGCCGGTAAGCTGGATCGGACCCCGGCCGCGGTACCTCCAGCCGTCGCCAGAATGGATCGGCCCGTTGCCCATGCGGCTGCCATAGGCGATGTTGGCGATCATTTCCTGATCGGCTTTCTGCACGCCTGGCACATAGCCAAGTTGATCGGCCTGCTCCCTGGTGAAGCGACCCTTGAATCCGGAAACGGTCATCAGCCGGTCAGGCCGGTAACTCAAGTCCTCAATAACCTTGGTCAGGTTGGCTGACTCATGCAGCAGCTGGCTCACGAACGCAGCCTGGCGCTTCGCTGTGCTGATGCTGAAGCGTGCCATCGCATTATTCAGCGGGTCGATGTATAGCTTGGCGGTTCCAGGGCGGACCTGGCCGATGGCGATGAGCTGTTCGAGTCTCACAGATGCACCCCCAGCGCGGCCAGGCGAGCCTTGACTTCGCGCTCCGCGAGATCCGCTTGCCGCTGCTCGCGTGCGTTCTTCTGGCGTGTGTACCAAAGGTTCAGAACGAACGTCAGCAACGCCGTTACGATGCCTGCGATGACCCCCCACTGGGTAAGGGTCAGGGATGCTCCGATTGATACTGCACCGCCGGCATAGCTGGTCAGTTCAGTAACGGTAAATTTGCTCATTGGCAGCCTTGTGCACATTGCACTCTTGATGAAAAGAGGCGCCGCCAGGTGAAGCAGGAATGGGGACGCCTTAGAAAAGGAATGGCCCCAAGTTAACAATTGCCCCGTCTCAATTCTCGGAAAATTGAGACAATAATGCGAGCGCGTGTCCTACATGCTTTCCCATTCCAGCGTGGTAGCGTGCCGCGCAAAGTTCGGTCGGCGCATCGCGGCTGTCTGTTTCAGGCCGCCGTACATCCGGTGGTCGCGCGAGCGCTCGTGCGACGGGTCGCCAGGGTAGAGGTCAATGATGCTTGGACCATCAATGTCATTTGTCACCTGCATGTCGCAGATGAACGAACGATCGCGCTCGGTCATCCTCCCCAGATCAATCGACAGCTGCCAGCGCTTGGTGCCCTTTACGGATCGTCGATCGCCGGCGTCGGTGTAGAACGCGGTGCTCGTGCTAACGGGCGTGCGAGCGGGGTCGTACGATGCGTTCTCGTCGGGAGTAAATGCCTCGCCCACGAACACCCGCGACAGCTCGAGGTAGCCCTGCAGGCTGCCAGGATCCTTGAGACGAATGACCAGGCGTTTCACCGCGACATTGTCGAACCAGGTGAAGGCATGGGCGCCGCCTCCCCAGGCGTACGCGCTTGACGCGCTGACGGGCGTCCAGGGCGGCAGGGGCTCGCGTGGCCGAGCCGGGCATGCAAGCCGCACACCAGTGTCAAGCACCTTGCTCGCGCCGCCCTCATCGGAATAACCGAGCACTTCGATCGTCGTCGACGGCGAACCGTTACACCATGGGAAGTGCACCCCGCCGATGCGCTCGGCAGTGTCCCAGGTCATGATCACCTCAATCTCGGTACCGACTGCACGGCAGACGTGCGACTTAGTATCGTTCAGGATCGCCGCGATCGACATCCCAGGTGCGACTGGCGCCGCGGACAGCACCGCACGCGACGCCACGTTTTTGTTCATGATGATCAGGTTAGGCATCGAGAGAATTCCAGGTGTAGCCGTACGCCTCGGCAGGCGTAGCGGAGTTGTCGATCAGGTCGCGAAGGGTGCGACCGCGTTCGTGTATGGCATCTACGCGTGCCGTGAGGGCCAGGCCCATGGCGATGATCTGGGAGCCCGTAAGCACGCGGCGTGAGTTGTTAGCGAGGGTCCAGGTGCGCGAGACTTCGACGCCACCAAGCTGCGCGAGTAAGGCGGCCAGCGCGGCACCTGAGACGTTCTCCTTATTCGGGTCGTACATGCCCCCCTCGAACTCGAACGGCGCCGCCTCGGCCTTGTCGCGCTCGGTCTTAGCTGCTGTCCAGGCGTTAGCCTTCGCGTCGGCGAGTGTCGCAGGGTCGTGCCAGCGCAGTACGCCGTTTTCGATCCATAGCTCGGCGGTCGGCGACTGCGCGGTCGGCCAGGCTTCGACCCGCTCGATAAGGGCGTGCGCGATGAAATCCGGGTTGGCCATGACAGGCATAGTGGCGGAGTCGAGAAAACCGAATACCCGGCCCAGGAGGTTCGATACAGCGTAGCTGGTCATTGTGCGACGAAATTTCCATGGTTGAGTTGTTGGAACCGCTCGGCCGTCGCCACGCGGCCAGCGGCGTCGATGATTTGCACGCTTGCCCAAAGATAGACGCGTTCGTTCGTGGCGTTGCCGACGAAACTTGCGGTCGACCCAGTTGCGCTACCTGCGACGCCAACGTCGGCGGTCGTGCCGTTCGCGGTTTCGAAGGTCACGCTCCAGAGGTAGGACAGCGGCCCCTGAAAATTGCCGGCCGCATTGACGGTCAGGCTGCCGTAACCTTGCCGCCCATTGCCGACGGCGCCGTAAAGGCTGCCGCTGATCGACGCGGTAAATGGTGCGACGGTCTGCCCTTGAATTTCCGGATTTATCAGCTTGAAAATGCCGTTCTGGGGGTCGCAAATAATTTTCGCGCCGCTGGAGTTGCCGAGACTAAAGCGCGCACCGTGGCCGTTGCCGGCGCCCTCGAGCCAAAATCCAACGCCCTGGTCGAATCCCCACTGGCCGCTGCTAATATCGCCGCCTTGCGAAATAGACAGGTGTTTCGTTTGCACGCTACCAGGCCCGATCAGCGTCGCGTCCACCACGCGGGTAATGCTCATGGCTCCGATTTCGAGCTGTCCCGAGCTGTACTGGTCGCGGATACGGATCAGGGCGCGCGAGTTGCGGCTATCGTTCGGGACCGTCAGCAACGTCGAAAACGTCAATAGCTGGCCAGCATCGTTGGAATTAAATTCGACGGTGAGGCCATCGCCCCATTGCCCGCGCCGGTTGACTGCGCTCGACATAGGCCACCATGCCGACGCAGGCAGTAGCCAAAACACAGACGCTTGCCCATTGAACCCAAACGGCACGCTTACCTGATATTCCAATCTATAAGTTGCGCCCGGCTCGACATTAAAATACGGCGTGTCGGTTTCGCGCATGTAGCCCGGCCCTTGACCGAGGTACAGCGATGCCCCGCCCTTCCAGGGGGTGTTATCTGCATGGCGCCACCATTCGCCAACGGCGCAACCCTGGCGCCCCCAAAACGCCAGATCTCGAAACTGCGGATCGCGAATGATGTTATCGCTGCTGCCCATGACCGACAGGTGGCGCGCGGAGACCGATTCCGCTTTCAGGTGGCGCGCGGAGATAGTGTCGTCAACGACTAGGTCGCCGCTTACGCCTACGCCGGTTTGCCCTGCGATTTGCCCAACAACGAACATGACCTTGGGCGCCAGGCCAGGCGCCACGACCGCGAACCGGGCGGCATTGATGATGAATGCCGAGGTTGGAACACCATTTACGTAGCTGCTTGCCAAACCGTAGCCGGTCACGTAACCGTTGTTGTCGATCTTGACGGTATATTGTGCAGAAAGCCCGTCGATCGAGTTGCCGTGCGTTTGGAGACTTGTCGTGTGGTCGCCGACCGTCGTCCGTAGCGTAGAGGTTTGGTCAGCAATGGCCGTATTTGTCTGTGCCTTGCTGTACGCGTATTCCTGGACCCAAGCCGCGGTCGCACCGTTATTGTTCGAGAACTCCGCACGCAGATCCGAGGCACTCGACGCGATGGCGCCGTTCGTGTCGGACTTGCTGTACGCGTAACTGCGCACATCAGCAGCTGCGGTGCTGATCGCTTCGGCCTTGCGGTCATCAGCGTATTGCTTGTACGCGGTCGTCAGCACAGTGCTCTGGCCCGCGATCGAGGCGGTCACCTCGGCCTTGCTGTACGCATAGTTCTGAACGTACGCCTCGGACACGCCCCCGTTGCTGGCCATCTCGCCGCGCAAGGTCGTGGCCAGCGAGGACAGCGCCACGTTGGTGTCTGTCTTGCTGTAAGCATAGTTGCGGACATCGGCCGCTGCGGTGCTGACGGCCTCGTCTTTCCGGCCGTCGGCATAGCTCTTGTACGAAGTGGTGATGGCATTCGACTGCGCCGCTTCCGCCGCCTCAGCGTCCGCTCTACTGTAGCCGTAACTCCGGACGTCAGCGGCGGCCACGGTGACCACCTGCTGTGCAACCTGGTCGGTATATGACGTGAACGCAGCAGCGATCGCTTGCGCCTGGATAGCAAGGGCTTGGTCAGTTTCGACTTTGTTATAGGTGTAGTCCTGGACGTACGCTTCCCGGGCGGCCGCCTCATCGCGCAACGCTGCCAGTCGGTCGGCGATCTCCTTGTCGATCGCCGCGATCCGGGCGTCGGTCTCTGCCTGCAGCGCGGCCGCGACATCGCCGGCAACCTCGGATCCAGCGACGGCCAGATTGATCCGGTCGCGCAGAGACGCCAGCAGCTGGGACTCGCTGATCTGGTCCTTCAGCAGATCGAGCAGGTGTTCTGCTCCTGTGCCGGTGGTACCGAGCGTCCCTGCCTGGGCATTGAACGGGCCCAGCACGTTCGCTTTCGAGATGTAGCGGATCCAGTAATAGAAGCGGCCGCCGGCGCCGATCACGTCCGGGTAGGTGCGCGCCAGGCCGGCGGTCTCACCGACCGGCGCCGCCGCGGAGAGGTCATTGGTCAGCGCGCGCCAGATCTCGACCGCGCCGATGTTTGTGTCGTTGGTCGGATCCCAGCTCAGGTTGATGCTGGCCAGTGCGCCCTGGGCGGCCAAGCCTGTCGGCGCTGGCGGCACAGACGAATCGAATGCAAGCAACTTGGTCACCGACTGGCGGCCGACGTGCGTATCGCCCTGGTAGGTAACGGTGGCCACGACCTCGCATCCAGAACCCATCAGGGCTGCGGGTGTCAGGGTGGCCACGTCGCCGTCGACCGCGAGCGGCGTGCCGTTGCTGGTCGTGAACTCGACGGTGCCGCCGGTGAAGCCTACGCGGGTGGCAATGAAGACAATCGCCGACGGGGCGACGGTGGCGTCGAGTGCAACGTCGAAGCTGCGCGCGCTGGCACTGAGCTGCAGGTCGCGGGCGTACGCTTCGCCGTAGCGGGACGGCGCTGCCTGCAGCAACCGGTCGATGTCGTTGATGGCTTGTATCATTTCAGGAATCTCACAGTAACTTTGCGGGTCCACCAGTCGCGTTTAACCGACAGGACCTGGGCTTCGACGCCGGCCATCATGCCGTCCTGCTGGTGGTGGACGATGAGGCGCGCGCCTTTCTCAAGCAGGAGCAGGTCAGGCACGCCGTCGAACTCGTAGATATCCCGGCCTGTCCCCCACAGTGCGATCTCGCGGTCGGCTTCAGCGGCAGCGTCGGCACCCTGCAGCAGCATCGTCGCGCGCATCGTCGCCGTGCCAGGAAGCTTGTAGTCACGAATCACGTCCGGGCTGGTTCGGGTCACGGTCAGCGGCCATTCCTTCTCGAGCAAAGCCAGGTGCTCAGCTGGCAGATTGCTCTGCAGGCCAGGTTGAGGCGTCCAGTTTTTGCAATACCCCAAGTTGACCGCTGCCACCGGATCGATGTGCTCGACATGACGCAAGGTTCCGCCGACCATGTGCTCGGCACGGATATCAATCGCGGTCCCGGCGGCGGGCAACGCGATCTGGATCAGCTGCAGCTTGCCGTTCAGAGACGGTGCGAGCTGGGCACCGATGCTGCTGGCCAGCATGTCGCACGCGTCGATGACGTTCAGACTTTCACGGACGTGCAGCCCGACTTCCTGCTGATTTGCGGCATCGAAGGCAGCAAAATTCGCAGCATCGATGTTGGCCAAAGAGTAGCGATCGGAGTACTTGCCGTAGCCGGTGATGAAGCGCTGGACGAGGGGCGCGATCGTCTTGCGGAACACGCCGCCGAACTTGTCCCCCTGCACCCAGGCTGTGATGGCGGCGCTCGCGTTGTCCACGGTCAGCTGCGCTTTGCCGGTGCTCTCGGACACGATCACCTGTTCGGTGATCGGCAGCCCGTTGGCGCGCGTCTCGGGAATGCCTTCGATCGGGCCGTCATGCCACTGCCGCTCGCGAGCGTTGAAGTCACTCCACTCACCTGCCGGGTTGAAAGGCTCGCCGAAGGTCAGTGGGATCGGCCGGTCGGCGTTCGTGCCGGCGCCGCCGAACTTGCGCTCGCTGAGCGGATAGTTCAGCCCTTCCATCATGTCGCGCAGTCGCAGGGCGAAGGCACGCGTGCCCTTGCGCACCAGGCCCGCGGTGTGGCCGACGAAGATCTCGCGATAGTCGGCTCGCGCCCAAGTCTGATCGCCTACCAAGGCCGTTATCTCGTCGGCCCAGATGTAGCCGGCGTAATGTTCGTTCTCGCCGTTCGTGTTGCCGATCTCGAAGTCGCCGGCCGACAGAGTCGCGGCTGACTTCAGCGACAGCTCCTCGGTGAACGGGATGCTGGCCGCGATGAGGGGCGCGTAGAACACCGGGTTGTTCGTGCCTGCGGTGGTATAGCCGTTGGTCGAGAAGTGGAAAGGCGTGCGCACGCCGTCGACGAGCGCCCAAGTCTCCACCAGGATATTCGTGATCGCGCTGTCACTGCGCAGCCAGGCCGCGAAGTCGGCATCGCTGATGGTGCGCGCCGCCGGCTGCTGCTCGGCGACCGTCGGCGCGTCGAATACGAGGCTGCCGTCTGGCGAATGCGTAGTATCGAAAACAATCGCGGTCATGGACCCACCAGTACGCGGACAGCTACCGCGGTCGTGCCGTCAGCGTCGGACATCACCAGCCAGTACCATCCTGCTGGAACTTCCACGGCCAACACTGCGATTTCGAAATCGGCAGAGCCGGCTGACATCGTGTGCATTCCCTGATCAACGGGCGAACCTAAGTTGCTCACCGACGATTGCGAGAACAACGACCAGTCCAGAACGGCGAGGCTTGAATGTGGGACGCCGGCACGCGTCGCCAGTTTGCCGCGGATGTAGTTGCTGCCGTCTCCGCCTGGCGCCGGCGCGGCGCTGGTCGTGACGACAATCGTGAGCGGCATCGAGACGTTTTCGCTGGTGTCGACGCATCGCACCTCGATCTTGTAGGGCGTGCTCGACGCCAGGCTCGGGAACGTGTGCCGCTTGCTGGTCTCCTCCGCCGAGCTGGCCGGCGCGTATGGACCGCTGCCGCCGATTCGGTATTCACGGCGTGCTACCGCAACGTTATCGCCGCTGGCGGCGCCCGACCAGTCAACCGTGATCGATGACGACGTTTTCGTGTGCGTGAGCGTGCCCGTGAAGGTAGGAGGCGTTCCGTCAGGCTGAGGGACAACGCCCCCGCCCGAAGGTGCGACCCACGCGTTTGGCATCCCGGCGTTAGGAGAAAATCCTTGCATATCAGCTCCCCGTCACGGTGATTGCGGCGCACGGTTGCAGCGGCAAGCCGAGCGAATCACCCGGCACGGTGCGGTTGTCGTACAGCGATGCGGCGGGCACAAAGGTGCCGCCGAACGGTGCATCAGCCATCGCGTAATCCAGCGTCACCGCCCCACCTGGTGCGCTTGCGAGCGTCAGCACGACCGAGTTCCCGGAAATTGCCGTGCTGCTGATCGTGACCGGTGCCCCGTTATTGAAGACGCGGAAGCCCGTCAGCGCGAAACCGTTGCCGCCCGCGCCGTCGAGCAGCTGCGTGCCGCCGTTCTGCGCGATTGCCACGGTCACTGTCACGCCCGAGCGGGTCGCTCCGGTGATGCGCGGACCCTGCGCGCCGTATGGCAGGGCGCCGAGCCGGTTTGCCATACCGAGCGCGTAGCGGTAGCCCTGGCGGATCTGGCTTTCCGTGTTGAAGTGGATTGAGTCGCCCGCCAGATCTGCATCAGTCGCGATGCCGCATACAAACGCGCCGGTGTTTGCTGCCACGAAGTCAAGCTGTGCTTTGCGAATAGCACCCAGGCGGCCAGCCGGAGCGAAGCCAGCGCCAGGACCGACCAGGACGACGCCGAAATGGAAGTTCGTGCTGTCGCGGCCGACAAGGTTGCGCACCCCGTCGAGCAGGCTTTGCACGCCTGCCTGGTATGCCGCGCCGCTGGTGCCAAGCACCGCGTCCTGCTCTCCCTGAAGGAAGATCGCAGCCTCGCAATCCCCTCCTGACGCCGTTATCGCGGACGTGAACGTGTTGTACTGCTGCCCCCCGGGAACCCAGCCAGAGAGCGGCGAACCGCTGACCGCATATTCGAACGTCCCGACAGGGACGCCCAGGGCTGCGCGCAGGTAGTTCACGAAATACGTGATGCCGTCGCCGTTCGGTGACGGGAACTGGTAGTTGGCGCCGTAGACGTTGACGGTCGTGTTCGGCGGGTACTGTTCCGACAGGTTGTAATTGCCGACAAACGACCATGCGCCATTAGCAAAGCGGCGCGTCTTCAAGTCGACGAGCGGGTAACCGCCGTGCAGCTCCGACAGGCGGACCATGTTCGATTGCCCGATCATGCCGACCAGGACGCCGACGGCAAACTTGTTCGTGCCATTGGCGATCAGTGCGGTGTTAACAGCATCGCGCGCTTGCAGTTTGTAGAAGCCGCCTTGCGGTACGGTCAGCAGGCCGCTGTACGCGCCTCCGGTGACGGGCATGGTTTCCCATGCAGTCGCCGGCGTGCCGTCCATATTGACCGCGCGAACCTGCGCGGCGTCGCCATTGCTGGTTCCGGTGACAGGTACTGCCTTGCTCGTGCCGACGCGCTGGAAAATCCGGTCGGCCAAGTAATCGCTAACGGTCAGGCTGGTAGCCGCGGCGCCAGGAATGACCGGGGCCGGATCGTTTGCGGTGAGGCGAACCTTCCCGCCCGATAGCCGTAGCTTGCCCGTGCTGGTTAATCGAATCACTCCCATCAGATATTGCTCACAACAGTGCCGGACGGATTGAAGCAATACGCCTGGCCGTCGACCGGCTTAATCCACAGGTATACAGTGACCGTACCCGCCCCTACCGTAGGCCAGTAGGAGGACATATCGCGGAAGCTCGTACCGTCGTAGGCGCCCATCGGTACCATGCCGTTGACTGAATTTGCACCGTTGTAGTTGGTGTTCGGGTCGGCCAGCGTTGCCGGAGGAACGGTGTTCGATGTGCCCCAGCCCGACACCGCGCTTGCAGGCGCAGGCGAGAACGTGTAGTACGCACCCGGCTTCTCGATCGCCAACTTTTTTGTGCCGTAGACTTGTGACGATGCGGCATTGACAGAAGCAGGCGGGCCCTGCACGCCACCGTATCCGATGATGTTGTAGTTCGTGCCTGCCGCTGCGGCAGTTGTGAAGGCTGCACTGTTGGCGACGACCGAGTCATTGCCTGCCGCGTCTCGATGGACAAAGTGCCAGTAATACGTGGTGTTTGCCGTCAATCCGGTGGCGTTGACAGCTTGTGCACCGGTCGCAGCGACCGCGCTGGTTAGATTCGCTGCTTTCACGGTCGAGACTGATTCGACCGCATTCGTGCTGATGTAGCGATACAGCGTGCCGTTCGCCTCGTTGGTAGACACTGAGCCGGTCGCGGTTGTCTCGCCGGTTTGCGTGCCAGTAGGGCTGGACAGCGTCGGTGCGGTCGTGTCGCCAGCGGCTGATGTCGTGAAGCTAGTCGAGCTAACGCGAGCCGAATCATTGCCGCCAGCATCGCGGTGTACAAAATGAAGGTAATACGTGGTATTTGCCGATAGCCCCGTCACGCTGACGGCCTTGCTGCCGGTGCTGTTGATCGCTTGCGTTGCACCGCTCGCCTTGACCGTGGCAGCCGTTTCCGTCGCGTTCACCGTTGCAAGGAAATACAGCGTGCCATTGCCTTCGCTGGTCGTGACTGAGCCGCTGGCGGTCGTTGTACCGGTCGACGCTCCTGTCGGGCTGGACAACGTGGGGGCCGTGGTATCGGCCGGGGCGCTGCCGCCGGCTACCAGGGCCGCACGCGTCAGCCGCATGGAGACGCCATTTCGGCTGATCTCGACGATGTCGTTGTCCTGCGCGGCGCCGCCGTCGGGCAGGTCCGCGATTGTTTGACCGTTGGCATCCATCGTGACGAACACGGTTTTCGTGCCCACGCCGAAGTTGACCTTGTTGCCTGCGCCGGCCGAACCGTTCAGCACGGTATCGCGCGAAAACGTTGTTGCCGTCAGGATCGTGCAAAGCGACAGTTCCCAGTCCGTGCCGGACTCGTCCTCGATGACGATGGCAACTTGTTTGCCGGAGGCGATACTCGACAGCGGCGCGCAGCGCGCGGCGGCGCCCGCTGACACGGTGATATTGCCGGTGCCGGTCGTGGTGGTCGTGGTTTTTACGCGGTTCATGCTGGCCTTCTTCTCATGTTGAATATTGTTTGTTAAGAACGCGTCGCTACCCGAGGTGGGTTTCGCGCAAGGTACGCAGCCTGCTCCATCGCCCCGCCCACTCCGTCTGCAACGGTTTTTCCCATGCTTTCGGTAGCGTCGAGCTGTTCACCAGCGTTGTGGTTGGCATCGGCGCGCAGCTGCTTCAGCTCGGCGAGCACAGCAGCATTGATCGCGCGCTGCTCCGCGTTCTCCTCCCGCAGGGCCCGAACTTCGCTTGCCAGCGCATCCGAAGCGGCGCTCGAATTGGCGGCATACCTCTGCACATCAAACGCAGGCGCAACCATCGGTACCGCCGCGCCCTGGTCCTGGTTGACGATCGCTTCTTGGATCGAGGCCGCAGTGTCATTCAGCTGGGCAATGCCGACCACCTGCTTGTCGAGGGCCGACAGCTGCCGCTGCGCGTCCGTCAACTGGGCGCCTGCGATCGCGGCCAGGCGGCCCATGTCGCCCTGCACTTTCGACTTGTCGCTGATATATGCCGCGCTTGAGGCGTTAATCACCTGGCTGGCCGTGAGGAATGCCGTCGCGGCGGTCTGGGCGGCCGACACGGCTTCTGAATCGGCCGGGTTGGCGAGCGCCTTGTCGGCCGCTGCGTTGTACTGGCGTTGCGTCTCCAGGTACTTCTGCATTGGCGTCAGCGTGCTCAAGGTGCCGACCATCAGGGAATCCAGATAGGCCAGCGTGCTGGTCTTCGTCGCGGTCAGGCGGTCGATCATGTCCGCAAGCCCGTCCGACCCACCGTTGGTCGCTTCCTTGAGCTGACGCTGCAGGGCCACCTGGTCGAACAGGGCGCGGTTGGCCGGATCCACCGCGAGGCGGGCCTTGGCCAGCTTTTGGGCCGACGTCAATGTCAAGTCGTCCCACTCGGCGAGGAGGTCAGCACGCTCGTCGGCGGCCGAACTGGTCACGTCCTTGAATGCCTGCTGCACGCTCATCAGCATGGCGTAGGTCTTGGCGCCGGCCTCGGTGGTGACGTCCAGGCTCAGGATGAATTTCTTGAACATGGCCTGAGCATCGGCGCCCTCGGTCGACAGGCCGTACTGGGCCAGCACCGGGTTCAGCTTGGCCTTCTGGGCGCGGATCTGCTCTGCCTCGGTGTAGAAGTTCTGCATGAACGACTTCGCGGACGAGGCGAATTCATCCAGGCCGCCGGACAGCTCGACCAGGCGCACCTTTGCTTCGACGGTCATGCCATTCAAGATCGACGCCATCTTGCCGGCGGAGCTGTAGAGACCGTTCGAGGTCTTTCCCATCGACGCGAACACGCTGTCGACCGCCTTGACGTCGGTCGCGACGCGCACCAGAGTTTCCCCAATTCCCTCACCCATCTTCTGGAACTGGGCGATCATCGGGAACAGATCTTTCGTCACCTTGTCGAAGGCGACGGAAATGCCGGCATTGAGGGCGTCGGTGAGCTCCTGGCCTTTCAGGTCGCGCAGGCTCACCTCGAAATCGACGCTGATGCCGTTGATCGCGTTGGTGAGGGTGGCGCCGTCCTTGCCAAGCTTGACGCCGGCGTCGACCAGCAGGTCGCCCATGTTGTCGAAGATGAGGGCGAACGGCTTCATCGCCTCCGCGCTCAGCGCCTTCGTATTGGTTGACTTGGTGGTCGAGTCGCCATGGAACCAGCCACCATCGCTAGTCTTGATGACGTCTTCGTACTGGACGCCGCTGCCCATGCCGGCCCTCAGCGCGCCGAACGTGCCGCTGAACTTGACGCCGGTGTCGTCGATGGTCGTCGTCTTGTCCGAGCCGAAGAAGTTCGAACTCGAGCTGTTCACGGTGCCGAAGGCGCTGCCGGCGGTGATGCCGGTCGTCTGCATGATGCCTTTGGCGGCGCCGCCCAGGGCCGTCTCGATATTGCGCAGCGCCGTGAGCATCGAGTTTTGATAGTCCAGCTCGAGCGAAGCATAGTTCTCCAGCATCTCGAGCGACTTCGACATCGATTCCGACTTGGCCGTGCTGTCACCCAGCACCGTGCCGGTACCCTGCAGCTTTTGTTTTTCTTCGAACGATGGCGTAATCGCCCCGCCACCACCGCCGAGCCCACCCAGCATCGACGCGCCGATCGCGACAACCGCGGCCAGCGTGGCTGCGCCCGCTGCCAGGTTCCAGGGGAATGGCAGGGACGCGAGCGACTTAACCACAGCAGTAACGCCCCAGGCGCTGGCCTCGGTCGCAGCAAGCCCGGTCGACGCAGCCGTGGTGGCGGCCTCCCCGGTCAGCTTCGTCGCATTCAGCGTGAGATTGGCTGCGACCTCCCCTTCCTTGAAGAAGATCTTCTTGACCATCGCCTGCAAGGCCATCGCCATTTCGTAGGCGCGGAATGCCCTCTCGGCGCCCTCCATCACCTTGTAGCCAGCCGTGTGCTCTTTGAAAAATTTCTTCCCGGCGCTCGCCATGTCGCCGTATTGACGCACTTGGGCCATGGCGGCGGCCTGGGAAGCCTTGGTCTCGGCAGCCGCGATTTTTACTGGATCGTTTTTTGCGTCTTTCTTTTCGGCCGCCAACTGAGCGGCGATCGCTGCCTGGGTGCGCCCGTATCCGCTGAGCGAGGTTGTCATTTCCCCGATCGCTGAGCCTACCCGGCCGAACGATTGCGCCATGCCGGCCGCGGCCGACCGGGTGATCTCGTCGATCGACGTCATGATGTCGAGCAGCTCCTTCGCCTTGGTGACGTCCGAACCCTGCTCGAGCTTGTCGAGCTTGCCGACAGCCGCGACGTTGCGGCGCTTGGCGGCGATCATCCGCTCCAGCTGCGCCACCTCCTGCGCGTCCAGCTCGAGCGCAGCGCGCTGCGCGAGACGGTCCTCGAGGCGCGCAAGCGTCAGCTGCTCGATCTGCAGCTTGGTCATGCCATAGGTGGCGACCAGTTCTTCATTTGCCGTGACCTCGGCCATCGCGTTGGCGTAGGCGGTGTTGCGGTCGTCGTTCAGTTCCTGGACAGCCTTTTTCACGCCAGCAGCCGACAGCAGTTCGGCGTCCTGGGCGGCGACGACGGCGATCTGCGCGCGCGCGGCGTCGATGTGCGCCTTCGACAGCTTGTTCTTGCCGGTGCCGATCGCAGCGTCGAGCTGGATCGTCATCTTCTGTGCGTCGGTCATGGACGCGTAGCCGGCGGCCTCGAGCTTGTTGGCGGCGATCTTCTCGTGGATCGACGTCATCAGGGTCGAGTACGCGGTGGCTTCCTGCTTGACCTGGGCGGCTGCACCCTTGTCGGCATACTTGGCCCGAACGAATTTTTCCATCTCAGGGGTAATGCGGCCGTATTTTTTGCGAAGCTCTTCCAGCTCGTAAGCAATTTTTTGGGTTGCGGTACCGTTCTTGCCCTGCCATTCCGCATATTCCGTCGTAAAGGCCAGGTCCTTGCTCTTCTTCTGGGCGGCGTTGAACTGTTCCATCTCCAGGGTGACGGTGTTGAGGCGAGCACCCCATACGCGCAGCATTTCGGTCTTGGTCCCGACATCCAGGTCAGTTTGCTTCGAGATGCGATTGATCTCGGCCAGGATCTGTTCGCGCTTTTTGTCGCCCTCGGTCGTCGGCGCCGCTCCGGTCGTCATACCCTTGGCGGCCAGCTCGTTGCGCTCCTTCAGCTTGTCGATCTGCTTCTGAAGATTGCCCAGGTAGTCGTCGATCTCGTCGGCCAGCGTATTGGTGACTTTCTTTTCCGCCTCTGCGCCCTTGTCGCCCCAGATTTGCCAAGCCAAGGCGCCGGCACCCAGCAGGGTGACGATCGCGCCGATAGGGCCGCCGAGGAAGGCAACGGCGCCGCGCAGGATTCCCATGGCGCGCGCGCCAATCGTCGCCGCGGCGGTTTGGGCAGCAAGTGCCCCTGTGTGAGCGTTTGCCGCCACGGTCGCAGCATTGCCAGCCACCGCTTGCGCGGCCAGGGCGACGGTATTGGCCTCGGCGAGCGCGATCGCGCGCGCCTGGGCCGGGATCAGGCCATTGGTGGCGATTGCGAGTGCGACAGCGCCCTCGGCAGCCAGGACGGACGCGCGCAGCTCGGCGACCCGGGCATTCGCCAGGGCCATCTCTGAAGCGCTTGCACGAACGTTGGCTTGCGCTTCAGCGAGCTTCGCTGCCGACGCGACCGCTGCGGCCTCGGTCGTTGCGACGCCCGCCGCCAGCGTCGACGCGGTCAGCGCGCGATTGGAGACGACGGCGCCGTAGGCACTGGTCGCCATACTGCTCAGCCAGGTGGCGAGCTTGGCGGTTGCCACGGTAGCAACCGCGCCGGCAATCAGGGACAGGTTGTTGGCGAGCAGCCCGATTGCCCCAGTCATGGCCGCGACAGCTCCGCTGGCCTGCGCCTGAACGCCGAAGAACTCCATGGCGTTGTTCTTCAGGACGGTGAAGGCGCCGCCGATGGTCTCGACCTGCTTCGCCTCCTCGCGCAGCGTAGCGAGCGCCTTCGGCAGTACGTCGGACATGATTTTCGACGTGATCTCGCCGTTCTCCGCCATCTTTTTCAAGGCGCCGACAGGCACGCCGATGCCATCCGCCAAGGCCAGCATGAGGCGCGGAGCGGCCTCGTTGACCGCATTGAATTCTTCGCCGCGCAGCGTCCCGGAAGCGAACGCCTGGGCAAGCTGCAGCTGCGCGGAAGCCGACTCCGAGGCAGTAGCACCGGACACTTTGAGCGCCAGGTTGACCGTCTCGGTGATCGCGGCAACCTGCTTCTGCGTGGTGCCAAGCTCGCGCGTGCCGTTCGCGATACGGGCGTACAGGACGCCGGTCTCGGCGAGGCCCTGCTGCGACTCGTTGGCGATTCGCCTTACATCGGCATAGGCCGCCCCATATTCGCGCTGCGACTGGGTGGCGAGGCGCAGCTGGGCCGTGAACTTGGCGTATTCGTCCGACATCTGGACGACCTGGGCGACACCGGCGCCGATACCGATCGAGGCGGCCAGGCTGCGCATGGCGCTCTGCACGGAGGCCGCCAGGTTGCTCATCGTCCGAGCGACGGTGTCGATCTCACGGCGTGACTCCGCGGCGCCGTCGACGCCGATTCGGATGATTGCTCCAGGTGACGCGCTGTATCCCATATTTCTCGAAGTTGCCTACCGTTGTTTGGCCCACTCGTCGAGAGCGGCAAATTCCATCGCCTGCAGTGTTGCGAAGTACACCGGCCGGTCCTTTTTCCGGATCGTCTGGTGACTCATGCACTCCTTCACTCCGCTGTAGTCCAGACGGGTGCGGATGCCGTTATCTGTGAACCACTGCGTTTGAACCGACAGCCAAAGCCCCCAGATTTCGCAGTTTTCCGGCCAAAGATAAAACTCATCCTCGACCGGTACATCATCACCAACCACATAGAAGCCGAATCCGGCCGCGTCCTGCTCGAGGCGCGCAGCGGCCGGCGGGTCGTCTGCTGTCGGGAAGCGCAACTGCCCGCCAGCCAACAGCCGCGCGGCCTCTACGAGTTTTTTGCTTTTGCGCCGCTTTCCTTCATGTAGGAGGCCACGGCGATGTCCAGGACGTTGGCGGCGCCGAACATGACTTCTTTCGCTTCCTGGTCGCACGGCGCGGGCTGGCCAGCGTCGTCGGTCACGAAGGTCTGATTGACCCAGCCTTCGGTGATACGGATCATCGTTTCGCGGATCTTCTCGTTCGTCGGGATGCCGTCGCCGTTCTTGATGCTGTCCTGGAATTCCTCGACCGTCAGGCGCTCGCAGGTAAGCGAGAAGTTGAAACGACGGAGTTTTTCACCGTCCTGGATCTCGAAAATCATCGGGACGCGGACCTTGTTCGCGACTGCCAGTTTGTACTTGCTCATGCGTTCTCGTTTCGTTATGTGAGGGGATGCTGACCAGGTGGTGCAGTCGCCTGCGCCACCCCTTCTCTTACAGGCAGACCAGGCGGATCTCGTCGTTGCCGACGACTGGGATGAACTTCAGGTCGAAGCCGACGTAGCGGATTCCCTGGACATCGACCTTCTTCGGATTCGACAGTTGCACCGACGGGCCGTAGATCAGGATGCTGTTTCCAGTGATGAGGCCGATCTTGAGGGCGACGCTGATCTCTTCGCCGGCGCGGACCTTTGCCAACATGGCGACTTCCTGCGCGGCCGTTAGCTGCAGCTCGGTCGAGCCCGTGACTTCGCGGTCGGTGATGTCGGCCTCGTTCAGGCTCAGGTTCGAATGGAACTCGACCTTGTTGCCCAGGTTGACGTCGAGACCCGTGCTTGGATAAACGGCGCCACCAGTAATTGCCCCTGCGGCGTACACGCCGCCGAAGGTCATGTCGACCACGTTTTCCTTGATCATCGCCACCGGCTTTTTCCATGCCGTCAGGGTGGCAACCTCGTTCGGCGTTGCGGTGATGGCGCCGGCCACGCCGGTGAATTCATACTTCAGAGACGGCGTGCCGCCCTTCTTCGCCGACAGGGAGACGTTGCCCATCGAGCCCAGCGCTTTGTGCAGGACGCCGTCGTCGTAGTAATAGACCGTGGCATCCTTCAGGCCAGTGGAGATCGGCGTGTATTCGACACGATCGGGCACGGTCAGCTCACCCTCGGCCATGGCACAGGCCATGTTCAGCTTGCCCCAGGCCGGCGGCGTAGCTGCGGCACCAGAGCCCGCCAATGCGACGGTGATCTCGATCTTCACGCTGGCAGCGCCCATCAGGTCGGCGCTCGCGCCGAAGAAGCCTTTCATGGCAGGGTTGGCGATCTTTTCCAGTTCGAGCGGAGTGATCGACATTTCCGAGACCAGCACCGCATTGGCGGCAGCGGTCGGTGCTGCATCCTCGCCAGCGTTGGTCGCCAATTTGACGAGGATGACGGTGTTGCGAATGCGACGGGTATTTGCGCCCATGGCTTATTCCTTGGTGGTTTCTGCTGGTTGTTCGGCGGGCTCTTTCGAGACCCAATCCCACTTCACGCGGTCGAAGCTCCAGCTACCGCCGCTGGGCGGCGTCGGGATCGGTCGTTCGCTCGCCGGTGCTTGTTCTTCATTCTTTGTTTTCATACTTGTTCCAGGGTGAGGTTGTCGGTCCGGTGTTCCGCGATGTATGTGATGCGGACCCATCCGGTTTTCTTTCCGTCGGACGTGTACTCAGCTTCGACGCCAGCGATCGCCAGGTCGCCCACTACGCCACCGAGCGTTGCATCTGCCGCCAGACGGGCGAATACCGCTTCCAACAGTGGGTCGACGGCGAGGTCCCCCGTCTCGATGACGCTGCGGGCGAAGCACTCGACGGTGACCCTTGAACTCCAGTCGATCGGCGAGCCATCCATCACGCCTCGATTCGGCAGCGACTGGTCAAACTGCACGCTGATTGCGCGATCCAGCGTTTCCGGGATCGCGTTCGCCCGGGCGCGGTAGATCGCATCGCATACAGGAGGCTCTTCCGAAAGCCGGCCGATCACGGCTGCCACGATGGCCGAAAACGCCGTCGTCATTGGGCGCACTCGACGGTGAGCACCGTCATGCCCGTGCCATCCGGAGCGGGCAAGATGACCACGTAGGGCACACCGTCAATGTCGATCAGCTGGTCAACGAGGTTCGCAGGCAAGCCAGCGGTGGCAACTTTTACGGTCGGACTGGTGTCCGCTGCCCCTGGGCCGGCGCCAACGACAACGGACGGACGCTGGAAAATTCCAGGCACGACCGTGCCAGCGATGCGCACCTGAGCGTTCGCCAGGTGCCGCAGGATGGCGGCGTTGGTAACGGCTTCGATGGCAGCGAAGTTCATGTCCGGCTTAGCGAATCACACCGTCGAGGCAGACACGCGCGACGCTTTCCGCCCCGGTCTTGGCTGCGGTCAGGGCGCCGACCAAGGTATTGCCGGCTGCGGTCGTGGTGATCTTGCGAGCGGCGTTGTCCCAGTACACTTTGGCGCCCTGGGCCGCTGCGTCAGCGGTGACCGCAGCAATATCGAACACGCCTTCGCGGTCGATCTCGACCGGCGCGCCATTCGCAGCATCGCCGGCAGCAATGCCGAACAGTGCGCCGACCAGGACACCCATACCGCCGCTGACGGCGTATGGAGCGAAGACGGTGATGACGCGGCCCTTCTGAATTTTGTTGCGCATGTTGTTTCCCTATTGAATGGTTGCGATGACGGCCGCTTACGCGCCGGCGCCTTTGTACAGGCCGCGGTGGTCGACTGCCTTGGCCGCGAAGTCCAGGCGGCACTTGAAAGTGACGCCATCGATCTCGAAGCCCTGCTGGGTCTCGATGACCGGCCCTTCGGCGCCGTCCAGGTAGCAGTACTCGACAGTGTCGATCTGGCTGTTGTTGCTGGCCATGTACCACGCAGTCGCGCTCGATGCGTCCAGGATCGGCTCGACGATCGGCTCGACCGAGGTGCGGCCACCAGCACGGAATTCGTTCACGTCGCTCTGCTTGGCCGGCACGTAGTTCGAGCTGGTCAGCTGGTAGGCGTCCTGCTCGAGCGAGGCCGGGACGATGAGGAAGTTCGGGGCCAGGTTCAGCTCTTCGTTTTGCAGGCCCTTTTGCAGGCGCATCGCCGTGCGGGCGGCCTTCATCGAGCTCAGCTGCAAGGCCGAGGGACCGCCGGCACCGAGGTTGCCGTGCGCTGCGTCGAACAGTGCGACGCCGTCACCCATCAGCGGGTTGGCGGTGAGCTGGCTGTACACCAAGCGGTTTTCCAGGCGGCTCGAACTTGCACCGAAGGCGGAGACCAAGCGCTCAAAGGCGCGCAGATCATCGTTGACGATCGCCTGGCGGGTCAGCGCAACCATGCGGCCGTAGGTCACCAGGGCGTACGTCAGGCCCGCGTCCTTCATCGTGCCGTACTTGAATTCGCCGTGCTCATTGGTCTGCAGCAGGTCTGGCGCGCCCGACAGCTGGACGATGCTGATGTTCTTGAAGTCCGGCGCGTTCGGCGCGCGGCGTGCCCACTGCGTGTAGGTCCCTGCGCTTTCTTCGTAGCCGGCGCGCATGCGCTTGTTCGCCACATTGGCAAACAGGTTCGCGAAATCGCTGGTGCCGTGCGCGCCCGAACGGTAGTGCAGGATCTCGGTGGCCAGGCGCATCTTATCCATGCCCCGGGTCTGGATGCCGCGCGATTCCAGGAAGTCGCGGCCGATCTCGAGCAGGTTCATGCCACGGTACTGGCGGCCGTTGTCGGTCAGCTTGGTACCCGCATGGATGCGGTGCATCATCGCTTCTTCAACGCCGGCCATGCGCACCTGCATTTCGTCGCCGACTAGCTGGATGCGCACATTGTGTTGACCGCCGCCGGCGACATCGCCGCGCGCCAGTTCATCGAGTACGGCCTGACGGGCCTGGTCGACCGAGTTGCCGCCGCGGATCAGGCCTGCGGCCAGTTGGCTGACGTTGTGGCGCACGCACATTTCGGTGATCTCGGCGGCGCGGGTTGCGGCGTCGTCACCTGCCGGCGGCGTTGCCGGCGCAGTGGTGGCGGCCGGTGCTGGGGCCGGCGCCGGCGCGGCTGGAGCGCCGGAACGGTTTGCTTCGGTAGGCGCTTGGGTCGAGGCGCCCGACGTGGTCGTGGTCATAGGATCTTCCTGGGATGGTGGGACGGACAATTGGGCGGGCGCCCGGGTAGTAAATTCGCAGTGCACGCCGCTCGCTGGCTGGCTGCGCGTGCTCGCATCGGCGTCGGCCGGCACGGTGACAAAACTGATTTCGTACGGCTGCCAGCTGACCGCGCGGTAGAGCGGCATATTGACGCCGTCGGTACGATCAATCGCGCGAGTGATCTCGTACTTGGTGACGTTGTAACCAAAGCTGATCGAGCGAATGATGCCGGCTTTGATGTCGGCGACGATGCCAGCCATCTCCGCCCGGGTTGACAGGCGTAACGTGGCGCGGCCCTCGCCGTTCTCGATGCTGCCCCGGATCGCGATGCCGAGGATGGCGGCAACGCCGCCGTGCACACGGTGCGAGTCGATCACCTGGACAGTGCCAGCATCGAAGCGCGACATGTCGACCGCTTCCGGTGTGACCGCCAGTTCTTCCTCATAAGTGGTCTCGGTCCACCAGTCAAATCGGCGCACGCGCGAACCGGTCGTCCAGACGACATCTACGGTGTTGTCTGCTTCGTTGAAAGTGGTCGGGACCAGCGTCGCCTCGCGCGTTACCGAGGGCATCGTGCGTGGATCGCTGGCGGACCGGCTGGCAGTGAGCGGATGGGTTGGCGTTGTCATGCACCCATTGTGCGGATTGCGTTGTCTCAATTCTCGGAAAACTGAGACAACTTTTCCAGCCGACAATCAATCCTGTTTCGCTGCTTTTCCTGGTGCGGATTGCTCGGTTGGCATGTTCCCGCGCTGCATGAACAACATCGTGTCGAGAATGCCGGCCGCGGTCAGTTTGTCGAAATCGGACTTCCACTCGGCGAACACGACGTCAGGGTCATAGCCGCGCTGACGAAGCTTTTCACTGATGGTCGAAAGGCCAGCGCCGATCTCGGCCAAATCGGCTTTCACATCCTGCTCGGGGTTCACGTAGTCCCACTTTGGCGGACTGAAGTCCACCGACTTGTCTCGGCTCTTGACCTTGCCCGCCAGGTAGGCCGCCTCAACGAATGCCCCCCAAAGCGGCTCAAGCAACTTCGGGATCAGGACCAGCCACTGCAGCTGCTGCACCGAGCGGCGGAAGTCGAGCAGGCGCACGCGCGCGCTGCTGAAGTTCACACCGGTCATGTCGCCGGTCAGCATCTCGTAAGGCACGCCGATGCCGGCGGCGATCAGGTGTAGCTGGTACTTGACGTACTCGACGTAGCCGGGCGCAGCCTTCGGCTCGACGACTGTGAAGTTCATCCCGGCAGGCATGCCGACCACAGTACCGCCGCCCAGGTCGCCCAGGTCGCGCGCGCCCTGTCCTTGCTCGCCGGCGCCTCCCAGCGATGCCGGGTTTTCCATTTGGCTCATGTCGCCGCTGGCCAGCACCGATAGGCGCGTTTCCAGGTTTTTTCGTGCCAGCTCGGCGTCCTCGTACAGCTGCAGGTCGCGCACGCGCGAGATCACCGAGGCGAAGCGCGTGAAGCCACGGCCCTGCCCCGGGCGCGCCGGCGCGAACAGGTGGACGATGAACTCAGCTGACACACGCTGGCTCTTCAGCGACCGTGCTGCAATGCCCTCTCCCGGGTGCTGATTGAACAGCCAATACGCGGCCACGGCACCGAGCATGTCGTACTCGATGCCGTTGATGATGGTGTTCCCGTTGTAGGCGCCCGATTTGGCATCGTCGAGCCAGTCAATTTCGAGCAGCTGGAGCTGCAGTGGTACCGGCAGATTGTCGGACGCCCGCCGCCAGCGCAGGCGCACCAGCACCTCGCCGTCCTGCTCCATTGCGGTGTCTGCCGCTTTGGTCAAGCCGTAAAAGTCGTAGCGCCCGTCGGCATCGCATTTCTTCGCCCATTCAGCGAACAGCTTGTTCAAGACATCCTTGTCTCGCCCGGTCGCGCGCGGGACGATGCCGGCGCCGACAGTGGCCGCAGTCAGGCCGTCCAGCCCAGCTTGAATGTACGGAACGTTCTGCACCAGGGCGCGGGCCTTCGTGCGTAGCGTACGCGCATCGGCGCGGTGGTCGGCGTTCGCGCTTGCGCCGGCGCGCCGTGGACGCCATGTGTCGCGCGGGCTGGCCGCCTCGTATGCGCGAGCCAGCTGCTGGCGGGCGAAGTGCCGAGCGATGCCAGCGTGGGGGCTGACCCAGCCGACGATCCGGTCAAGAACGTTCGGCATCAGTCGCCCCTGGACGTAGTGAAGTTGAAACGGAAGGCCCGCGGCCCGCGGTTCTGCGAGGCGGCATTGACGACGGTCGCAACGTGGTTGCGTGCCGCGATCAACTGGGCGGTGGTCTGGTAGGTGAGTTTGCGCCCGTCGAATTCCACCGTCAGCGTGCCGGAGGCGATTGCGGAGTCGAGCGCGTCGAGGTCAGATTGTGAGAGGGCCATGCCGCCAAGGGTAGCGGCCGAGCTGTCTCACTTCTCGGAAAACTGAGACATTATTTCTTGCCGCCATCTTGCTTAATAATTCGATACACCGTGGCACGGCCGATGTTCAGGCGCCGCGCTACCTCTGCGGCATTGCGGCCGTTGAACATGGCCAGCACTTCCTTCGTGATCTGCTCGCGCTGCGCCGTCGAGCGCTGCGGGATGTAGATCTCGATGCCGCTGAACTCGCGGCGCACCTCTTCCTTCAGCACGGCAGCACGCGGGGCGAAGTCGGGGAATTCTGCCGAGATGAACGCGAAGATAGCGTCGACTAAGTCTGGATTGCTGAAGACCTCGCTCGCTACCATTGCCTCCCGGCCGGCCGGCGTGGCGTGCTGGTTGTCGACGTGGGTTTCGTTGTTGGCGGCCATGGTTCGCTCTTCGTTTTTTCTGCTGGAGTGGATGCTGCTAGTGCGACAGTTATTGCTGGTGGCGGGCCCTCCGCGTCGGGAGGCGGCGCGGGCGCCTGCTCGAACAGGTCGGGCGTGTCCGGATCCACGAAGTCGCGCAGCACCTTCCACTGCGCGGGGGTCTTTTTGTGCAAGCCCAGGTACTGCGCGCAGGCAACGCCGTAGACCATCAAGTCGCCCGCCTCGTTGCGGTCGGCCTTTTTCTTTTCCCAGATCCGGACCTTGCGCCCGCGCTTGAACACGGTGACGCAGTACTCGGCCGTCAGCTGCTCGTAATACTCTTTCGGTAGGTCGCTCGGGAAGTGAATTGCGCCCGGGCCGCTGGTCAGGTGGTAGCGCGCGGCCAGGTAGTCCTTGGCGGTGTCGGTACCGATGAACCAGAGCTTGGCGCCGTGGGGCATGACCTTGCCCTGCCAATTCACGTCGACCAGGGAAGGCTTCGCACTCAGGATTGGCTTGTTCGGGGTTGACGATCCCTTGATCGCATAGATGTGCCGATGCTGACGGGTGCGCGTAAAGTTGTAGACGTCCTGGGTATTCGCGCCACCCGAGTCAATGAACGCCGCAGCGATCGACAGCATACGGCCGCCAACATGGCGGTACCGGCCCAGCAGCGCCTGGTCGAGCTTGTCCTGCGTCTCCTGGTCGGAAGGGGAGCCCATGATCACCTGGTAGTCAACGATCCAGCCTTCCATGCCCTCGCCCCAGGCCTTGACCTTCAGCTCAAAACGGTCCGGCTGGGTGTCGACGGTCCCGGTCAGGATCAGGCCACCCTTCGGCACCGTGCCCATCTTGTACGACTCAGCCCGGGCTTGCAGCTCGCCTGCCTTGGTCTGCTCTTTCTTGCGTTCCCAGCAGCGCGCCAGGCGCGTGTTGTAGAACGTGATCATCAGCTCCTCGCTGCCCTCGTCCAGCTTGGCCCGGGCTGCGCGGTATTCGAGCAGCAGTGCGCTCCAGGGAATCCAGCCGTAAGGCGCGAACATCGCATTGATCGTGAAGCTCACCGTCTCCCCATCACCAGGCACGCCATCGGACCACAGGCCGCGCGCGAACATGCGGTTTTTGTCGGTCTCGACCATGAAGGCGCCGCACTCGATGCAGGGGTAGATGGCCTGGCCGGCGTCGTCCTGCTGTAGGCGCTCGAACACCAGCGGCTGGGCATGACCGCAGTGCACGCACTCGGCCAGCGCCTCCTGCTGGGTGCCCTGCAGGAACAGCGATTCAATGATCGACTGCCCGGTGACTGTCGGCGAGCTTGGGAAGTAGCTCTTGCGGTTGCGTTCGAAGGTGGTCTGGCGGGCCTTGGCCAGCGCGACCGGGTCGCCCTCGCCGTTGACGTTGGCTTCAGCGCGGTCGACCTCGTCGAACAGTACGCGGCGAGCCGGGATCTCGGACAGGTTTGCCGCGGCGCCGGCGGTGACGATGTGCAGCGAGCCGCCGATGTATTCCTTCGTGTCGAGCGTGTTGACCGAATCGCGCGAGCGCGGCCCGGCGACGCGATCGCGCACTTCCGGTACCGCGGCGATGGTCTTGCTGACGCGCGCGCTGGTTCGCTTGGCCAGCTTCCCGGTCGGTAGGATCCACAGGAAGTTCGCGGGCGACTGGTGCACCGTGGAACAGAACCAGTTCAGGCCCACTTGCGTCTTGAGCATCTGGGATGCACCCATCAGCGCGACCACCTTGCACCAGTGGGAGTCCGACAGCGCGACCATTACTTCGCGCGCATGGGGCGTACGGCTGGTGCGGTACTTGCCTGATTCGTTCGCCCCCGACTCCTTCGGGATGATCATGTAGCGATCAGCCCAGGCGTCGACCATCATGTTTGGGTCGGGGGTTAGGCCGCGCGCGAACGCGGACCGGATAACCTCGGTTGCAGGCGCCAGTCCGATCATTGAAGCAAGCCCTCCAGCTGGACCGCCAACTTCTCGTCGAAGGTGTGCATCATGCTTTCGAGCAGGGCCCGGTGTTCGCGATCGATGATCGCTTCGCACTCGTCGGCGGTAGGCAGCGGCGCTACGTCGGCGGCGATGCGGCGGGCACAGTTCATCAGCCCATCGCGCAGCGCGCGCGCCACTTCGAACACTACGGCGTCGACGTCGTTCTTGACCAGGTACAGGCCGGCCATCTCGGCCAGCTTGATCTCGGCGACCGTTGCCTCCGCCGCCTCCCTGCGCGCGCGGCTCGAATCGTACCCGGGAATCTTGGCGGCAGCCTCCGGACCTCCGGCACCTCCCGCACCCGCCGCGCCCGAGGGCTGCGCCCCTTTTGCCGATGGGTCAGGACGTTGGCCGTTCGCGCGCTTGCGGGTGTTCGTCTCGTACCGATAGGTGGCGTACTCGACGTCGACCTTACCGTCGACGACGGGGATCTCGCAGCGGGTGATTGCCTCATATCCGGACTGGCGGGAAATTCCTACCAGCTTGGCCCACTCGGCAATGGTTGTCAGGTTCGGCATGTGTTTCGGTACGTTGTAAGGCTGTTTGTCAGGAAATGTTTTGGGGTTCTGCTAGTGCGCCGTCGGGGCCTGAATTACCCTTACCGACTGTTGCTTAGGAAGAACCTAACCCCCGGGGGGGGGTGCTCCACGGCAACCCCTATCGCCACCATGCCGTCTGGCAACGAGCTGGGCCCGGACGGCACGGTGTTGATCTGGTTACGTGCGCGTCGTGTATCCAGCCGAACAGCCGACTGACACGGTCGAGACCGGCGCGGTCTCCGGAGCAAAGGTGCCCACGCCGTTCCACGACAGATAACCATTGCACGACACGGTTACATCTTTCGTGTCGTCGTCGGCCAGCTGGTCGATGACTGCGTTCGCATTGGCCAGTACAGCAGCGCGGTCACGGGCATGGATCGGCTGGCTGCTGACGACCTTGTCGAACTCGCTGGCGACCGCATCTTTCGCAGCTGCTTTGTTTGCTGCTTTGGTAGTGAACGAATAGCTCATTGTGTTTCCCTTGTGATATTTCATGATTGCCGCCCTCATGGCCGGGCGGCGTGGCCGATACCTTGCTACCTCAGGCGCGCCGTCGTCCTTGCCTTCGCCAGCTCGACATTGAAGTGCCCAGGGAAGCGCGCACGCGCTGTGGCCTCGCCCACTTCGAAGAACTTCAGGATCGGGCGGTACATCGCGCGCGACGCGAAGATGAAGACAGGCTTGACGGTCGTGCCCATCCCGGCCTTCCGCTTCACGTAGACCCCAGGCTGCAACCCGCGGCGGGCTTTCGCCAGTGCGAAGTAGGTCACGCCCTGGCGCGCGATCGTGCGATTCGATGCCGCGCTGCCCGATGCCCGGGATTCATAGCCGGCGCCCCGCTGCAGGCGAAGCTGCGAGAGGATCTGAACGATCTGACTGCGCTTGACGTTGCCGTTCGCGTCGAGCTGGGCACCGACGGCCGGGACGGCTACATAACCGGCAGGCATGAGGCGGGCCGACTGCAGCAGGCGCTCCATCCCTTTCTGGCGACGCTCGCCACCGAAGATCTGGGGTGCCAGGTAGCGGTCAGCTGGCGTGCCCTTGCCTGATGGGTTGTCCTTCAACCAGACCCGGGCCTCCAGGTTTTCGCGCGTGGCGCGCTTGAGGAAGGTGCTGTTGAGCGTGTAGTTGGTCGGACGGTCAAAGGCACGCCGCATTTCGTTCTTTATCGCTGGCTGCACATCCTGCGCCGTGCGGGTGAGAGCCACGGCCGCAGCGTACTGGCCCTGGCGCCCGAAGGCCTGGATGCGGGCGGCTACTTGGGGGAAGTTATGCTCGATGCTGATTCTCATTGGCGACCTTTACAGGGGTTATCAGTTAGAAATTGAAACCGTGTTACGTTGAAACCCGCATGGATACTGGTTCTTAACAGGGTTATCAGGGTTAACGTGGTAGTGACTACACACATGAGAATTCTTTAGTGCTTGGCTCTGTTGGATTGAATTCGACACGTGCGCGCGCTCGACCCCTGTTAACCCTGTTAACCCTGTAGAACCCGCATGGATACTGGCTCTTGGCTTTACAGCCGAGGCCGCTTGTACGTTAGACCGTGTTATCGAATGAGCGAGTTTCATGTCGTGCCCTTGATCGCGGCCATCTTGTAGAACGTATTGCACAGGTCGGTCAGCGTTTCTTCTTCCGCCTCGGGGGGCTGGGGGACCTGGAATACGGTCAGCAGCCGCTTCCTGCTCTCGCCTTCAGGCGTGATCCACTGCCGACTCTTCGGCACCCGCTGCGCAATCAGCTCGGAGAACTTCGTCAGGGAGAGCGCCTTGAATCCGAACCGGCTGCAGTAGCGCACGTAGATCACGTACAGGTGCTCGGACTGGCAAGAGCAATACGGCACGCTCAGGTCGCCGGCCTGCCAGGCCAGGTAGAACGCCTCCCAGTCCGGCCGGCCGAAGTTGATCATGCGTTCCTTCGAGGACGTCATGACCGGCTTGGTGTGCGGCGTGAAGTCGCCCAAAGGATATTCAAGCAGGAAGGCATAGAACGCCTCGCTCAGCCCGTTGCCGAGCGCATCTTGGATCTGTGCCAGCAATGAGGGGTCGAGGGGATTGCGCGCCTCGGCCACCTGGAAGCGCCGGTCCTCGGGCTCGATCGGCACCGCCTGGAATTCGTTCGACAGCATCACCACGTTCATGTGGTTCGCCTCGGTCCGGTCGTCCTTGAACTTCTGGCTGATGGGCATGTCGCGTCCAGTGATCATGTGTTTGATCAGGCCGAAGTGCGAGTACTTGTCCTGGCGTGAAAGGATCTCCTCGAACAGCACGAACAGCTTCTGCGACCGCCAGTGCGTGTACTGGGCCTCGAGCTGATGCTGGCCGCCGGTAGCGCCGTGCGCGCCGTAGATTGGTTTGACGATGCCTTCGAAGAAAAGGCTCTTGCCCGTGCCCTGCTTCTCACCGAAGAACAAAAGCGCGGTCTGCATCTTGGCGCCTTTGTTTTGCAGCGGATAGGCCAGCCAGCACAGCACCCAGTGGAAGATCTCGTCGCAGTTCGCTTCGCTGCTGCACAGGCTGTGCAGCAGGCCCAAGGCAAGCTGCGCCTTTGCCTCGTCCTTCTTCGGGGCGAGGGGGAATCCCTCGAACATGTTGATGTGCGTGTCCAGGTCGACGCGCTGGGTCGGGTCGAACACCAGCTTGTCGAGGTCGATCTCGCGCCGCATGGGGTGGCCGAGCCAGCGCGTCGCCAGGTCAGAGCCGCGCGCCAGGGTCATCGCATCATAGGCGATGACGGTTCGCTTGTCGGCGTCCCATACCGTCTTGGTCCCGTACAGCAGGGTGTACCGGTCCAGCATCATGACAATGTGGTTGTCCGCCCCCGCCCCCCCTTCGTCGACGGCTACGCCGCGGATCGTCTTCGGGATGTTGCGCGGGCTGATGGCGCGGCGATCGGGATGCGATGCCCATGCGAGCGCGCCTTCCTTGCCGAGCATGTCGACGAACGCCGGACGCTTCATGCGCAGCTTGTTCAGTGAGTCCCAAACGTCGGTAGAGCCTTGCACCAGGGCGCAATGCGCAATTGCCCACTGCAGGGTGAAGACGTTCGTCATCACCGGCGCTTCCGACTCCGAGGGGGCTCGGGGAGCTGCCTGGGTGCCCTTGCCTGGAAGGGGCGCAGTGGACGCCTCAGGCAAATCGGTGGCCGACGCATCATCGAAATACGCTGGCACATCGTCGGCAGCCGCCTCGCTGGCGGTTTCCACTGTGAGGGCACGGGAACGCGCGGCCAGCACCTGCAGGCGCACCGCATCCAGCGACTCAGCCATGTACAGGTCGTTGAAGTCACTCCACTTGTCGTCGACGCGATCGGCGAACTGGGGGCA